GTCGTACCTACAACCAATCTTGTCGAGCAGATGTATACAGATTTTGCTGATTATGGTTGGACTCCAGATAAACATTGTCATAAGCTATATGCAGGTTCAGATAAAGAAACAGAGAAAGAAGTTATCATATCCACGTGGCAATCCATCTACAAACTGGATAAAAAATACTTCAGTCAGTTTGGTGCTGTGATTATTGATGAGGCTCATTTAGCTAAGGCAAAGTCATTGACCGGCATTATGACCAAACTGAACCATTGTAGATATCGTATTGGGCTCACAGGCACATTAGATGGCACAGAGGTTCACAGATTAGTATTAGAGGGTTTGTTTGCGGTACATAAACAAGTCACAACCACCAGCCAGTTGATAGAAGATAAACATTTATCCAATCTAAACATACAATGTCTGGTATTGAAACACCACCAAAGTAAAAGATTTCTTATGCCTTATGAAAAGGAAGTAGCATTTCTAGCTGAAGATGAGTCCAGAAATAAATTCATATCTAAACTGGCATCTACTCAGGAAGGCAACACTCTGGTGCTATGTCGTTTTATCAGACAATTAGAGCTGCTGGAAGAGCTCCTCTCAACCACAGATAGAGAAGTTTATATGGTGTATGGTAAGACACCTGTAGACGACCGAGAGAAGGTGCGTCAATTGGTAGAGTCTGGTGATGACATTATCGTGTTAGCATCTTATGGTGTATTTTCTACTGGTATCAACATCAAAAGACTACATAACATCGTGTTTGGCTCACCTTATCGTAGTCAAATAAAAGTCCTACAGTCAATAGGTAGAGGACTAAGGACTTCAGATGATAAGGAGATTCTAAAAGTGTTTGACTTAGCGGATGATTTAGTGTATAATGGTAGAGATAACTACACAATTAAGCATTTTAGAGAAAGAATAAAAATATATGCTGAACAGGACTTTTCATATGATATTGTCCAGGTAACACTAAAGAGATAAATAAACCGTGGAAGAAATAGCAAATATTGAAACACAAGCAACACCAACACCATACAAAATACTAAAAATGGTGAATGGGGATTCGGTTCTCTGTAAAATACTACAGGAATCTGATAACGCTATTGTAGTAGAATGTCCGATGAATATAGTAAAATCTACTATTACGGATAAGACTCGTCATGTAGTAGAGCATACTGGTTTAGAGCGTTGGATTAATTTTACTAAAGATATCAGTTTTATTATAGATAAAGAAAAGATAATGGCTTTTGGTGATCTAGCACCTGAAATCTTATTGTATTATAAAATGGTATCTTCCAGAGTAAAGGCTGAGATAAAAGAAAATAAAGATGATGACATGGATGAAACACAGTTTCTACAGAAGATGGAAGAAAATGCTAGAAGGGTTCGTGATTTACTTGGAGTTTCTGATGGAGAAATGGAGATGGAAGAGCTGTTTGATGAACTGAATGAGGAAGATGTAGAAGCTAGAATAACACACCAACCTACTAAAAGGATTCTTCATTGAGCGCTATACCTATCTTTGGCTCAAACACTGCTGTATATTATACCATATAAAAATATATAAGTCAAGCATAAATGGAAAAAGGTTTGAATATAATTTCTATCACGGATATTATAGAGCAAAAGGTCCGTAAGCAAAAAGAGTTAGATTTTTATAATTCTCAATTAGAAGAATTACAACGTAAGAAGTTTTGGATAGAAAAAGAGATTCATTTAGCTGAGTTTATTATATCTGCCGTAAAGAATGAGATTTCACCACAGGCTTTTGTGAAGGCATTAATAAAAGCTGAACTAGGTACAGATGAAGATTCTTAATATGGAAAAACCGGAACACAAACACATAATTATCAGGGCAGAGGTAAATGATCCACCTCAAGAGAAAGATGGGGAATCTCTGGCTACATGGATGGAAGAATTGATTGATAAGATTGGCATGAAATTGTTACATGGGCCACATTTTGCTTATGTTGATGTTGAGGGAAACAAAGGACTAACTGCAGTTGCTATTATAGAGACCAGTCATATTGCTGTCCATGTATGGGAAGAAGTTTCTCCTGCATTGATGCAGATGGATGTGTATACTTGTGGGCCATTTGATCCACAGATTGTATTTGACTTCTTAAAGGCCTTTAGTCCAGTTAAAATAGAATGGAAATATATGGACCGAGAGTTTGATTTAAAAACTTTAGATATTGGTTCTTGGAGTAAAAATAAAAACTCTTGACAATCTACTTTAGCCGTGTTATTATATAAGTGTCTAAAAAATAAAAAGTAGGCATTTTATATGAGTTTAAGAAAAACCGTCTATCTCGCCGGCCCTATTGCCGAGTGTGATGACAAAGAAGCAAATGAATGGCGTGATTGGGTGATAAGCCGATTGCCGTATGGTATTATTGGTATTTCACCACTCCGTTGTGAGCCATTAAAAGAGGGTATGAGGTATACAGATCCGGGTGCCACAGAAAAAATGTGGTCCGATCCTAGAGCAATAGCAACCAAGAATTGGTTAGATACTGAATCGTGTGATTTGGTTCTAGCCTATCTCCCACAAGAATTGAATGAACGGCGACCATCATATGGTACCGTGATTGAAATTGGTTGGGCTATTGGTTTGAGAAAGCCCCTTGTAGTGGTATCAGATGATGAATATCTAATGGAACATCCACTCATTCAACATAATGCTTCTTGGAGATTAGATAATCTTGAGGATGCTGTAGAAGTTATTACAGGTCTTTTTGGAGATTATGTACAATGAGGAATATCCGATGGCCGCAAAGAAGAAAAAGAAAAAACACCATTATGTAGATAACAAGAAGTTTTTGGAAGCAATAATCGAAAGAAAAGAATTGATAGCTGAGGCAGAAGCTCAAGGCGAACCTAAGCCACAGATTAGTAATTATCTAGGAGAGTGTATCCTGAAGATTGCTAATCATTTGTCTTATCGTCCTAACTTTATCAATTATACTTACCGTGAGGAGATGATATCAGATGGTATCGAAAACTGCTTACAGTATATAGATAAGTTTGATCCCAACTTTTCTACTAATCCTTTTGCTTATTTTACACAGATTATTTACTACGCATTTATTCGTAGGATTCAAAAAGAAAAGAAACAGCAATCTATTAGAGAAAAATTACTGAAAGAAACTGGTATAGAAAATAGAATTGCTTTACAGAAACACGATGATGAAAGAGATTTTCAACAGAGTTTCGATGAAATGTTGGACAAGTATGTATTCCATGCTGACGAATAGGATTTTTTATGTTAATAGCGTTGATAAGTGATACTCACTTTCAAGGAAAAAATGACAACCTACAATATGCTGAATTCCAAAAGAAATTTTATGACGAATATTTTTTCCCCACTTTAGATAGGGAGAATGTTAAGACCATCATTCATATGGGTGATGTGTTTGATAGACGTAAGTATTCCAATTTCAATACACTGAAGTTGGCAAAGGAAATGTTTTTTGAGCCAGTCAAGGTTCAAGGCATAGATTTACATATTATTTTGGGCAACCATGATTGTTATTTTAAGAGTACCAATGAAGTAAATTCGGTTGAGTTGACTTGTTCTGAATATGTTTTTAATTTATATAAGAACACACCTCAGGTAGTAGACTTTGATGGTTTAAATATTTGTTTTATTCCATGGTTAGCATCAGATAATAAGGCGAAGTCAATAAGAATTATCTCTAAAGCAAAGGCAGATATAGCAATGGGACATTTGGCTATTGTTGGAGCTGAAATGTTAGATGGTGTTGTTAATGATTCAGGTTTAGAGAAGGATGATTTTAAGAGATTTGAGCGTGTATTCTCCGGGCATTTCCATTTACAGAGTGATGACGGGCATATCAGATATGTTGGTGCTCCGTATGAAATAACATGGGCAGATTGGCAAACTAAAAAAGGTTTTCATATTTTTGATACAGACACAAGAGAGTTTAAGTTTTACGAGAACCCATATAAATTATTCCAGAAAATTTATTATGATGATACAAAAGAGAATGTATTGGAGAAGGACTTATCTCCTTATGAAGGCTCTTATGTAAAGATTGTAGTAATCAATAAGTCAGATTTTTATACCTTTGATAGATTTGTAGACAGGTGTTATGCTGAAGGTAATTTTTATGAGCTAAAGATTGTTGAGGATTTCAGTGACCTTGATCCAGATACTATAGCAGATACCAGTTTGGAAGAAATAGAAGATACATTATCATTATTGGAGCGTTATGTGGATGAGATTGATAGTAAGGCATTGAATAAGAAAAAACTCCATAGACTGTTGAAGTCGTTGTATGTAGAGGCTAATGAAGTTGAATGATTAAGTTTAAGTCAGTAAAGTTTAAAAATTTCTTGAGTACAGGGAATACACCCATAGAGATAGAATTGGATAAACACCATTCAACTTTAATAATAGGAGACAATGGTTCAGGCAAATCTACTATGTTAGATGCTTTGACTTTCGGTTTATTCGGTAAGCCCTTTAGAAAGATAAACAAAGACCAATTGGTAAATAGTGTGAATGGTTCAGATTGCCGAGTTGATGTGGAGTTTAGTATTGGTAGAAAGAAGTATCACATAGTCAGAAGCATTAAACCAAATAAGTGTGAAATCTATATGAATAATAAACTGATAGACCAGGACGCTAGTGTGCGGGACTATCAGCGCCATTTAGAAAACAACATACTCAAATTGAATTACAGGTCGTTTACTCAGGTGGTTATTCTAGGTTCATCATCTTTTGTTCCATTTATGCAGTTGACACCATCCCATAGGCGTGAAGTGGTCGAGGACATTTTAGACATTAAGATTTTCTCTATGATGAATGTATTACTCAAGCAACGAAGAAAGGAATTGAAAATCCGGCAACAAGAAATAACTTATGAATATGAATTGTTGATTAGTAAAATTCAGTTGACCCAGGACCATATCACAAAGACAAAAGAGAAAGGCAAAACATCTCTTATATCTTTAGAGAAAAAGTTAGAGAAGAACCAGCTAGAGTATGATAAGATTAAAAAGGAAGCAAGTGATCTAAAGGCCAAATTCAATGATTGGAATACAAACATCAAACCGAAACAGGAAAAGTTGGATGAAGATAAACAAAAAATGTCTTCCTTCAAGTGGAAGTTGCAAGACAAGGCGAGTAAGGCTAGACAAGAGATAGAATTTTTTGAGAAGAATGATGAGTGTCCAACTTGTGAGCAACACATAGATGAGGAATTCAAGAAGCAGGCCATAGAG